ACCTAATGATATGTTTGCACCGTTCCAAGTAACAGTACTTATACCACCAAACGCACCGTTATTATTAAACTGTAATTGTGTATTACTACCACCTGGTGACCCACTTCCACCGCTGCCTGTAATCCAACTTAAATTACCAGCCCCATCTGTGCTTAACACTTGTCCACCAGTACCACCAGTAATGATTACATTACTATTAGAACCTAAATTACTTGTACCCGCAACATTTAAGTTGCCAGGTAAACTTGTTAGTCCGTTACCATAAAAAAATGTATCTACATTAGTATTACTACTACTTATGGATCTAATAACCATGTTAATTGGAATAATAGTAGCATTAGCAACATAACTATTATCCACCTGCGCATATATACTAGCTGGTCGTAATGATTGATATTGTGTTCCGTTATATGCCCAAAAATTATTTCTACCAATTTGATCATTTGGTTGAACACTTAATAGACCATCTCTATTACCCCTGGCTTTTTGTTGATTTATACCTCCAACGCCAACTAAATCAGTTGAACTTAATCCATAATTAGTAATTAATATTGGTGTACCAGCTTGACCTATACTAGTATTAGCAGGTCCGCCTGGGTTTATTTGTAATGATCCACTATTAGTGAATGTTAATTGATTTGACCAACTACTGTTACCTTGATTGGCTGTATCACCAGTTGGATTGCCAGTACTCAAATTCCATTGACCACCAGTCCATTGTGCGGTAGTGTTGGCATTTACTGTTCCTACTGCTGTATATGTTTCACTTACTGCCAAAGGATTAGTAGTACCATTAAAAACGTGATTGGTCTTTTGATATATCCTATCACCAGACACCGCTGTTGTTGGAGTAGTAACATTACCACGACTTCTAATAGTTCTATCGGCAGAATATCCCGTGCTAGCATTAGGATGATATTGTGTGGTTAATAGATAAGTTACAGTATTACTAAAATTAGTTGCAAAAGTAATGTTATTAGAAGCAAATTGTTGAATAACACCATCAGCGTTAGCACTATTAGATACTTGTAAGTATGGTAAGTTACCAACACTTGTAATGTTTGGCTGTGCGTTATCACTAACTGTATTAGCTATGTTAGCTATGTTTGGATTACCATTGACCCATATATTACCGCTATAAACTAATGCTTGTCCATTACTTGGGGTAGTGATTGTTACATCTGTTAAACTATCAATATTGTTGAATGCTGTAACACGAACTTGTATGTGTCCATCGCCACCTGATTTTTTAGTTACTGCGGCAACTTCTATTTGGAAGTTAGGATCACTTGGTCTTGTTGCTATTAATCCACCTGGTGTAGCATTATCTACCCATAGTATATCACCAACATTGTATGCGTTTGTGTTTAATCCATGAACAACACCAAATACTGTAACATATCCAAAATCATTGTTTGCGATGTTTTGTGTTGCTACACCAATAATGTATTCTGGTCTAAAGCCTGCGCTTGCTGTATTTGCTGGGGCACCGGTAACATTATCACCATTAGCGCCAGTAAACATAACAACTTGTCCATCATTAATTGTAGCACTTGCTTTAATTAAGATATAATTTTCTAGACCAACTTGTTGAGTAACACCGTAATTCATACCCAAGTTCATTGTTTGTTCACTTGCTGACCAAGCCATTTGACCTGTAGCTACTGTTAATGTTCCTGGAGCTACTGTTAATTGATATGCGTTAGCTGATACATTACCAGATACATCTAAACTTGTTAACGTACCAACACTAGTAATATTACTTTGTGTAGCATCAACTACTTGTCCAGCAAAGTTTGCGTAGTTAGCATTACTACTTACTGTAGGTATAGCAACAAATGTACCGGCACCTGTTAATAAATTGCTTACATTACCATCTAAATTAATTGAAGCAATATTACCTGCACCAGATACGTTTGCCAAAGCCACACTATTTGCACTGGCTGCTACTGTTGCTGAACTGGCTAGTCCAGTTAAGTTACCTAAAAACGTTTGGGCACGAACATTACCTAATGTATTGAATGTCATTACATCTAGGTTATTTGTTACATTAGATCCAAAAGCAAACTCACCATTGCCATTGTCCCAACCCATAAACGCATCTATTGGTTGTGTGGTATAATAATGTAGTAACGTACCACGATCTTTGCCATCATTTGTTGTTAGTGGCGCACCATTAGGTCCTCCACCTAACTCAATAACAGGATCTTGTACAACTAAGTTGTTAACGTTAACGTAGCTGATGTTACCACCAACTGTTAAGTTACCTGCAACAAGTGCATCACCTGATACAGTTACACTTGTTAGATTACCCACGCTTGTAATATTGGGTTGTGCATTAGTATATACTGTGCTAGCAATTAATGCATTACCCACTTGTCCAGTTACGTTTGCTCCAGTTATGTTTGCTAATCCACTAGCATCACCACTTAAGTTACCAGTAAAACTTATACCAGTAGCGTTAGCACTAATTGTTTGAGCACCTAAAATAATTGAATTACCAGCTAGATATAAATCCTTAAAACGATTTGTGTTATTACCCAAATCATATGTTATGTTAGCATTAGGTGTTATATTACCACTGACAACTAATCCAGTTAGTGTACCTACACTTGTAATATTTGGTTGTGCGTTAGTAGTTACTGTACCTGCTGTAATAGCACTATCTGATGTATTAGCATGTGTTGCGTTTGCTACTGCCCCAGTTACATTAGCTCCAGCTACACTGTTAGCTGTGGTAGCAAAGTTTGCTAGATTAACTGTTCCAACAATGTTACTTGCACTAACGCTAAAAGCTTCTCCAGCAAAGTTTGCGTAGTTTGCATTTGCTACATTAGATACATTTGGTACAGTTGAAAATACACCATTACCATAAAGAATATTACCTGCATTGCCATCCAAATTAATTACTGCAATGTTGCCTATACCAACTACATTTGCTACCGCTACGCTGTTTGCTACACCTGCTATACCGCTATATGCTGAATAATTAGCATTAGCAACAATACCAGTTACATTAGCACCTGCTACTGAGTTTGCTATATTAGCTACATTGGCAAAATTAGCATTATTACTTTGTTGGGTAACAATTCCTGTCAATTGACTACCATCACCAATGTAATAGTTAGCTACAATGTTGCCATTTGCTGTTAGCACATTGCTTACATAATTAAATGTCAATGCGTCACTAGCACCAGCATTTCCTGTTTGATTAAACAATACTGCTGTATTTGTTCCCGGAACTGTAAAGTTACCACTAATGTTACCAACAACATTACCAATAAAGAATGGTGCTGTAATGTTACCATTACTGGTTAAACCAACCAATGTACCAACACTTGTGATGTTTGGTTGACTATTTTGAATTACATAATTAGCTAAGTTTGCGCTTGCTACATTAGCTACAGTACCAATAACTGCACGACTAACTTGCACCTGCACATTTGCTGGTGGTTCAATTGTTACATTGATTGAATGGTCATTTGATACTGTTACTTGATTAGCCATTGTTAATTACTCCGTCACTGTTCACTAAGAACAACAAGAAAATATATTCGTCATATGCGGGCTGAGTTCCAACTGCAGGGAAACTTATTTTTATTCGTCCTGTGAAACATGCTGGTTCAGTTGCGTTGATATCTAAGTCTGGGTCACCAATAATGATACCCCATGTGTCGTCATCAATAGTTAATGTGAATGTACCGGCAGCATCTACTATATTAGTAATTGGTAAATTTACTGCTGTTGGACTGATTGTATTTGCGACCATTGTACCAGTTGCTGTACTTAATGTAAAAGTACCACCACCACTAGTTGCGCTAATTGTAAATGTGGTAGCTGTAACTATTGTTTTTACATAATATGTTGTATTGATAGCTACACCACCAAACACTGCACCAGTAAACTGAATGGGCTTATCAACGTATAACAATGCTGTGTCAGTACAAGTTAATGTATCATCTACACTACTTGTTGCTGTAATAGCTGCCACTGCTGGAACTAATGGGTAATCGTGTATTTGGAAGTCTAATCCAGTACGACTATCATGGTAGTTTGTAATTGCTCTACGAATGATTTGTGCGTCTATTGTAGCACCAGTTAAGTTTGTTGGAGTTGTTCCTGATTGCCAGCCACTAACATAACTTGTTACTGTAGCCCAGCTTAAGTTCCAAAAATCTTTTTGATCGTAAACGAGATTTTGTGCTAAGATTTGTGCGTCAAAGCCCGCGACTTGATTGAGTGTATTTTGACTAAACTTAGCCATATGTTTTCCTTTGCTATCTCGCATTATAACGAAACACAACTACCTCGCTGTGTTTCGTGTATGTGATAATGTATTTATGCTATATTAAAATATAGTTGCGGTGTATACAAAATTTGAGTCTGCTGTTATTCCGCCATTAGATATAGCCGTTATAGGTAATATTGCCCCACTATTACTAAGAGCTACCCCAAAACCAAATTTAGCACTTGATGCTAATGTAAAAGTTATAGTTTGTATTAAATCTACAGATGAACCTACTTTATAATACATTAATACTTCTCCACTTACACTATTTGCTTCAGGCGACCCAATTGCTATTGCCTGTGCTCCAGCACTCATAGCAATACTTTCACTATATATTGATGAATTAAAGTATGTAATTTCAGTCCAAACTCCTCCGGAATACTCAAATAAATAAGCTCTATTATCTGTGGTACCTCCACTTAATACTAAACAATATTGTCCTGTTGAATCTAATATTGCTTTGTATCCAAATATATCACCCGCTACGGTATTGCTTCCTTGTAAAGCCTGTTGAAAAGTCCATGTTGTTCCGGATCTAGTATAGATTAATACTCTTCCGGTATTACTATTATAGGATCTATCACTTATAGCTAATACGTCACCATTGGTATCGTTTATAGATGTTTCTAATCCAAAATAAACACTTGGTACCGGTGGTGTAATAGTTTGCTGTACTGACCATGTACTACCACTTCTTAAATATACCCTTACATTTACACCAGCTACACCTGTTGAAATGTAATTTCCATCTTGACTAATAGACGCTCCGTCGCCACCAGTTAATGTTTGTTGTAATGACCATGTACTTCCAGCTCTGGAATACACATTTGATGTGCCACCAAAGGCACCAATTACAAAGGTAGATCCGGAATAATCAATACCGACCGATTCAACTTGAAGACCTGTAGCTATTGTTTGATTTACGCTCCATGTAATGCCAGTTTTTACATATACAGTAGCATAGCTTGAACTAGCTGTACCAGCTACTACAAAATAATTTCCGTCTCCACTTACAGCAACGTTACCTTTTCCTACATTACCTGATGCACCAAATATTTGAGTTTTAGACCACGGATAAGTACCATCATTGCCATTTGAAGTCCATCCACGTATACTTGCATTGGTATATGTTGATTTTAGACTCATTAACTATACCTCGTAAAACTACCCAATACATCAAACGTAGGAGTAGTAGATGTTTTAATAATTGTAAATGTATATGAATTTTTTGAGCCAGCAACTGGTAATGGAGTAGCACCTGCCGCGTATTTTATTGTTTGAGTAACACCATCTACTCTTACTCCAGTAATATAATAGGCAGTAGCCCCGGTAGTCATGACATATGTGGCAGTAATACTTTGACCATTACTTATTAAAGTATTTGCTGTGGTTGTACCATTGCCAGTAAAATTAACTATAAGATTGGCGGCAGCATTTGCTGTGCTATATTTTATTACATCAGTTAAAAAGTAAAAATTATAAACACCACTTTGTGCTCCAATTAAATCTACGTTTTCAATCGCAAATGTTGCGGCATTAATATTACCTGCGGCATTAGCGTAAGTTGCTGTAGTTGCTGTGCCAGCTGATCCGGCTGTTATTGCGTATGTAGCATTAGCTACTGTACCAGTAACAGAACCACCATTAATGTTTGTTAAATAATATCCATTGCCACTATAGAATGAAGAATTTAATGTATTAGTAGTTGAATTAAAAGTTAGATTACTACTACCATCAAATGAATTACTATTATTAAATTGAACGGAAGTGTTTACTCCTCCTGGAGCTATTGCGCTAGCCGCCCAAGTTAAATTACCTGTACCATCTGTTTTTAAGAAATAATTATTACTACCACCCAATATTTTAATATTAGAAGACTGTCCCAAATTTAGATTTCCGCCGGAATATGTTACATTAGGAATTCCAGCCAATACACCATTATTATATTGTAACTCTCCTAAATTTCCGCCTGGAATAGATAGACTTGATCCGCCATATATATTCATTTGAATATCAGTTGGCGTAAAATTTATAGTGTTGTTATCAACTGTAATATTAATATTATTTGGTTGAACAACAAATGTTTGTGTTAGTTCACTCATTATTGAAACCTTACTATCATTCCTATTGGTTCACGATTGTAATCTACTTTGCTACTTAATGCGTCAGTACGACTAACACCTAATGTAACAACTACGATTGTTGTATTTGCCGCACTATTTGCTAATGTAATTACTGGAGTAGCATTTGGGCTGCCTGTACCACCAGTTAAATTAGCAGGAATATAGATATAACCTACACCACTTGCCGCTGTAGTAAATGCCGCTGTTAAGTTAGCACTATATGTTCCAGCGCCAGTACTTGGTTGAGGACTGTTTAATGTTAAATTACCCACATCAATTATTTCAGTCCCAGCCGAATAAACAATATTTGCGGCTGTATAGAATTTAGCACTAGTGTCTAATGTCCAACTTGTACAATTTATAGCATTACCCGAACTATCAGTAAAGGTAAAGGGCAATGTATAACTCTCGCCAGTATAAATCTCTATGCACGACATTTCTGTTCCAGCTATCGTTACTGTTTTTGCTCCGTTTAGTAATAAACTCATTTTGTTGTTTCCTTATTAGTATTTATTGTTTTTATAATGTTACTGACCCAGTATACGGTCTTTGCTGTTTAGTAGCCATAGCCCCATTCATACAAGTGACTTGTGCTCCAGTAGTTAACACTTTAATAAAATATCCTACTGAATATGCTTCTCCCTCCACATTATCAACAGTGTTTACTGATATTGTATGAGTGTATGGAAAAACGTCACCTAATGTATAAAACGATGCAAATTGAGTTTGTAAGTAAAAAACTAATCCGCCTGCAACGAACGCTCCATACGGTACTATCATAATTCTTGTGTTTGGTGTATCAGTATAAAATTGAAATTGTGCTTGTAATACAATTATCTCATCTGTAGTTAATGTTGTTTGTGTTAAATCAACACTTATCAATTGATAATAATCATCATAGCTAGTATATGAAAACGGTATCGCAATTAATGCCGCGTCTACTGGTAAAAACGGTGCTGTGCTATTACCACCGTAACCTGCAGGAGGATATGTAGAAACGGCAGTGCCTTGACCATACGGCCATATGTAATTTACGTTTGGGGCTGTACCAGTATATATTAATGGAATATCACGATCTATTGTACTTGACGCTAATACAGGTAATGTAACTGTCCCGGTCTTTTGATTATTAATAGCATAAAATGTTACGATTTGAGCGCCGCCACCATCTAATCCACTTTGAGCAAAACCAATACCACCTACATTTGTATTAGCATTAAAATTACTAACACTTGGTCCACCCCAAACAAAACCTGCTGAACTATTTGATTGTTGTCCAGCATCTAAATTACGTGCTGTACTTGACCAAAAATACGTAGCAGGATTTAGATCAGCTACATTAATAGTAATTGTGCTGTTTGCTGTGTAAGGAGTGCCATCGCCCACTTGTACGCTACTATAAGATTTGTGAGTTTCAACATTGCTAGTATTACCTACATTAAAATCCATATATAATGTAGTACCAATTGCAGGTACGTTACTACTTACAGTAAAATAATTTATTGAAGCATTAGCAACTGGCCCATTAGCTACAACAGGAGTACTTGGCTTATCAAAAATATTTGGATCAGTCAATCCTGTATTGCTTGCTGGTACAAAATCATTTAATGGATCATCATAATATACAGTTCCATTATATTCAAACGCTGTGATTCTTGCACCTAAATTCTCATCTAGTTTAGCTTCTTGTACTTGCGACACACGGAATAGTTTACCTTCTGGGAATTCTAATCCATCCCAACCATATGCTTCAAACTTAATACGAATCACATCACCGGCTTGTATTTGTATACCACTATAGTCTAAGGTAAAATCAACAGTTAAATCTTCACGGCTTTGTAGCAATCTACGAATACCCAAATATGTTGATTGAATGTAATCGTTAACTTGTGGGAACTGTACAGTTAACTGATTTGGTGGTTCATTGTAACTCATTACAGAAGGAACATAGTCAACTAAGTTAATAACATTGTAGTCTGTCTGATCCAAAATATTTGTATTTGGGTACTGTGCTTCTAGTATGTTATAACTATTGTTTAAGTCAATTGGATTAACATTAATACCTGTAATTAGAATACTGCTATCAACTAAGAACAGATCATTTATAGTTGTACCATCCCAATCATATGGTTTGTTAACAACAATAGTCCATTCGCCAGTTAACTCGCTGTATTGTAGCCAACTATCACAAGCATCAACTAATTGTTGTAAATTGCTTAAACAATTTTGTCCTGTATTGACTGGACCATTGATACGATATCTTGCTTGTGTTGCGGTTCCACCGGTAGTTGGAATGTATGTAATTAATTCATCGCTATATGTATTCAATACCCCTAAACTTACAATATCAATATTTGCTGCCAATATAGCGCATCCATAACGATCATTAGTCATGTAATCAAATAATACGTCACCTGGCTTATTTAAGCTATTGGTTAATTCTACATTCATTGTAGCCAATCCAGTAGTACCTGCATTAGTGTCATAATCAACTTTAACAATCATAAATGCCAAGTCAGTCATGCTAGCACTTTGCCCACCATCTGTGTATAACGCACTGTTCCAGCGTAGATCAGCAGGAATAGCCGCATCACTCATTACTGTTATTGCATTGCTAGCACCTGTATCTATTCCACTTGCTGACCCATTAGGGAAACGATAAACATATATTTTACCATTAACTTTATCGTCAGTTTGTACTGGGTCACTATTTGTTTCTAATTGAATGACTTTGCCGGTATCACTACCATCAAATATCATCTTTTTACCGCCCCAGTAGATATCACCAAATGTATAACTACCGGTATCTGTAACTTCAGCCATGGTACAAACGTACCACATAGTCTTTTGATCTTCACTAATTTTAGCATCAGTAATGATTGGAGCTATATATGCTTTACCATATACTACTGATACTTTATTGTTTGTTGCTGGTGGTAATTGTACACGACTTCCGGAGTCTTGTGTTCCACTTGCTGTACTATTACTACGATTAGCAATAAGTTTAGTGATACCAATTGTTAATAATGTTCTTGCGGCAAAAGCACCAACAGCACCAATGGTTGCTGCCGCTGCCGCTCCAAATCCAAATCCGGCTGCCGCTGCCGCTACGCCTGTCGCTATTGCTGTAAAAATTGGCATCTGTTATACACTCCAAGTATGTTCTATTGGCTTAAACCCAAATCTACTATAGTTGAGTTCTTGACCTTCCATTTGACTGATTGTATAATTACTAATCTTGTTCAAATCTTTTAATTCATCACAAAATTCTACATATTCTTTAAGTAGTCTATATCCCGCTGTGCTGCCACGATGTTCTGGTTCTACCCAGTATGCTATTTCATTCATAATTAATTTACTGTTATCCCATAAAAATGGAGTGCGAACTGCTAATAACATACCAGTTAACACATTGTCTTTTTCACTTACAAATGCTACGCCGCCACCAGCTAATATCATTGATAGAATGCGAACAGCGGTATCTTCGCTACTTATGTCTAGACCTTCAATACTACCACTGTCATGGTAGTTCCATAACATTTGTTTTAATTGAGGTAGATCAAACTTATTTGCTTTTCTTATTTTCATTATGGCACCTCAGTTGTTACACCATAACTTTGTGTTGTGCTCATACTCTCTTGTGAGGCAGCACTATTAGTTGCCGCTTTCTTCAATGGAGCTTTACCAAAGTCAAAGTCTTGATTACTAATACTATACACATTGTTCATACTACTATCATTGGCATAATAATATTGCCAACTTTTTTTATTTGTTTTACGACCAGCAACACGATTTTCAAGTACTTGCTTGAAACTGCTTGCGTTTAATGTTACTGTAAAATTGTCAGTGTTAGTTGAATTGTCTAAATCTTCACTTATGTTATAGCTAGTAATAATGCCTGTAAATCTTGGTGCATAGTTAGCTAGGTTATAAGTATCATCATAAAATCCACGAATAATATCTATTTTACTACCACGAATCTTACCTTCAGTATCTAACACAGCATAAATGTTATCACTAGGAATGCCGGCTAAACTTATACTTGTATCAGCACTTGTTACACGAATATCACGTTGTTGTATACCAACTGCTAGTAATCCGCCCATTGGGCTATATACTTGTCCATCAATTGTTTCTTCTTGATAAGCACTACTAAATGTGTATATGGTAACATTACCTGAATCGTTTACATCATTATAAATGGTAAGTTTTACAAATTCAGCATTGATAACTAAACTTTTATTACCTGCTACTGCTGGGATATTTTCCATTATGCTGTCCCCACAAATTCGTATAACTGAAAACTATCAGTAAATTCAATCAATGCGTTACCAACTAATACACCATTAGTCTTTTGATAACCACCTGGTACTAATTTATATGTTGGCATGTTTGGGCAAAACATAGTAAAATTACATTGATTACCAACTGTAATGCCATTACCAACAACGCTAGCTGTAATGATGTTTGGTCTGTTTGTTGTAACTGTAACTGTACCACTAGTTCCACGCAATATTTGTGTTGTGCTAGTAAATGGGTAATAATGATTTCCAATTTGTATCAAATCATTAGGCTCAAACAATACTTTAGTTGATGCTAATACTGGTAAGTTTTGTAACACAAGTTGATCGCCGACAAAACTTTGAACACTTATACCATTTCGTTGAGTTAAATTCATTACGCCTTGATATCTAAACATCCAATCTAGTTTTCCATTCTCGCTGAATGTAATAACTTGTGGAGTAGTTCTGTCTAATGTGTCAAGTGCTTCCATTAAACTACGTGCTTCATTATAACGATAACTATTTGGCATATCTAATGTAAACTTCCATGGATTTCTTGTAGGAGTTTGACTTACACGAGGTATTTCATTTCGGGTAAACTGTATACCCACTAACTTGCGTCTATCTATTGTTAGACCATTACAAGCGTTAACTATTGATTGTAAACCTGCCATCTTTTATTCCTTATCTGTTACCATATGGTAATTCTTTTTGTGCCATTTGCATTGATCCCAATAATGTTCTACGATTCTCAGAAAAGAAACGAGCAACACTTTGTCCATCAACAGCACTTACATTGTTATTAGTAATGTAATTGTTAACTGTACCTGTACTACCACCATTAGGTATAATAGTTCCTTGTGTCTTTGGTACGAATAGTTCTGGTCCATTCTCACCAACAATACTTGGCTTATTGACTGGAGGATTACCACCGTTAGCAAATCCAAATATAGTACCCAATCCACTGAATAAACTACCTAATCCACCTGCGGCACCTTTGAATAGTGCTGTTGCTTGTGCTTTTAGTTCTATCTTTAATAAGTCTTGTATGATACTACGAGCAAAGTCACCAAACTTAAACTTACCAGTATTAACAAAGTTATCTATGGCACTGTTGATACCATTACTAAAGGCAGCAAAAGCTTCTTTACCTCTCATGGCAGCGTTAGTAGCATTATCCATGTACTGAGTAAAAGCATCTTTCCATCCGGTAGACCATTCTCTGCTTACATCTAATTGCTCTAGTTGTGCTTGTCTTAACTGATTAGTTAAATCATAAACTTTCTTTAATTCAATAGCATATTGTTGTACATTAGTTATACCATCTTCTGTACTAAACGCTTCTGTAATAGCGCCAGCCATATCAGCTTCTAACAATTGAATGTTGCGTTCTATTTCAGCTTTTTGTTGGTCAAATATTGAACGACCTTTTTGTTCTTTACCAAACATTATGTCGCCAAGCTGTTTTTGTAGATTACTGTAAATGCTACTAGTAACGCCTGCTTGGTCTTGCTGACGTTGTAATGCTTGTGTAATACGATCTAAGTTGTTAACTCGGTCTTGCTCTAGTAATCTAGCACTTTGTAAATCACTAATGTATTTTGGTAATGCATCACGTTGTACTGCTGTTAACTGAATAACTTTTTGTATTTCAGCATCAATTACGCCCAAGCTAGCTTTTTGCTCTTCGGTACCTTTAGCATACTCCGCACGTTTTTGTAGTAACTGATTTAATGCGTCAACTTGTCGGCTATATAAATCATTTATAGCACGGGTCATTTCTTGTTCTTGTTCGCTCTTACCTATTAATTCAGTTTCTGTTTGAAGATTTTTTAATTGTTCTCCATTTACTACAGCATATGCACTGCTAGTTTTTCTAATTTCGTCAGCTAACTTTGCTTGTCTTTCCGCAAATTCTTTTGCTTTTGCGCTGGCTTCATCCATACCAACTGTTAGATTGTCAATCTTTCTAATATCTGCTTGCTCAAATAGTTTTGGTGCTTCAACTTTTCCAAATCCCATTGCTTTCTTAACTCTATCAAAACCATCTGCTATAAAATCAAATACAGGTCTTAGTCCTGGTATTAGATCCATTAATTCTTCTCTAAATGTAATGATACCGGTTAACAGTAAGCCCCATGGACCTGCTAAAAACTTAAATATTAAACTACCAAACTTTAATAATGCTCCGCCGACTAGTCCTAATACAGCTAGCATTGCGGCAAATGCGTTTCCGGATTGTGAAATTGCGGATGTTATTTGTTTTATCGTAGTACCTAATGTTTTGCTTGCCATTACTGTAACGGTCATGCCATCTTTAACTGCACGTAATGAATTAAAAACAAATGTGTTTAATATTTTACCTAAATTATACAGTCCTTTGCCTAATGCTCCAAACGCGGCTACAGCTCCCATCACACCAACTACTTTAATAAGTGTTTCAAATTGACCAATAGATATTTTTACATCTTTAATAATATCAGCTAATGGTTTAGCTACACTTAATAATGCTGTAGTTAGATTGCGTAAATTGTTTTCTAAACTTTGTTGTGCGTCAGCGGCTGATTTAATAGCGGCACTATATTTGCTAGCATCACTAACTGCGGTGCCCATTCCACCAGCAACGCCTGGGAAGTTTACACCACGTGCGTTCTTACCAAATAATGCTGTTTGAACTGCTAAACGCTGTGCGGCATTTGTCATCTTACCTAAGCCATCAACAGTTCTCTTTAATAAATCTTCTTCACTTAGTGTTTGGATATCTTGTAATGTAATACCAACGTCAGCTAATGCTTTTTGTGCTGTGTTGCTACCATCAACTGCATCACCAATTGTTTGTACAAATTTTAATAAGCTTTGCTGTGCTTGGTCTGCGTTGCCACCATTCTGTGCTACGGCATTACTAAAGCCTATAATAGTTTGTGTTGCAACGCCAGTAGTGTCGCTAATATCTTGTATCGCATCAGCATATCTTAAAGCACTTGAAGCAAACGCTCCAAAACTTAATGTGGCTAGTGTGTTTCTAAACCTAATAAAACCATTATTAAGTATATTGACTTGTGTTTCAAGCTTTTTAAGTGACGTTACACCCGGGGTAGTGTTTACATCTACTGTATAATTCAAATCTGCCATCTTACTTTCCTCTTAATATCTGCTTAACACGTTTCTTAATGAACGCTTCTGTGGGCTTAGTCATACCATCAGGGCTTTGTTTACTGTAACCCTCATCTAATCGTTTAGCGTATGGGTACTGTGCTTTAATCTTTGTACCATCTAATCTAGTTTTGCGTCTAGCATTACCACTACGAATAGGAGTCTCATCTACAAACTCCTGATACGCTTCTTTTGGCACTTGAGCAAGCTTCTTTTGTATACGCTTTAAGCTACTTGTTATAGTATTAACTTTTAATGTTACAGACATTACTGATCCTTATTTTGATTGAACATGGCGAGCAACTCATCTGTTGAGTAATCTGGGGCAGGAGCAACACCATTGTTCATAGCTTTCTTATGATGATAATTCTCAAATGTTAATGATGCATCCATAATATACAAATCAAATGTGTTGCTTCTTTCTAATACCTCGCTTGGTAGCATTCCATAACGCTTACCTAAACTATCAATCGTTAATATCAGTGCCATTTTCTCACTGTTAGGATCAATAGTGTCTTTTGTTACTTTCCCAATAGTTCAGTAACCTTCGCTATAGCTTTCATTAGTACATGTGTTGGAAGCATAGCGTCATCCTTAAGGACTTCTTTGCCCTTTTCATCTAAGATAAGTGTGCGAACAACACTAATGATACCACCAGTATCTTGTCCGCTTGCGTTTGCTAGTTTCATAAACACATCCATAGGCTGACGATCCCATGTCCAGAATTCAATTGGTTCACCAAATTCTTTAATGGTATCTTCGTCATCTAAATGAACGTCAATTAGTTGGGGTTTTGCTGTGAGTTGAGATAATTTCATTTGTTTTCCTTATTAAATTATTATATTCTATTTATTCTTGTTTGTCAGTACCATCTAGTAACTGATTAAGTAAAGCGATACGAAATGCTTGCTTTGCTTTTAATTGTCTTATTGTTGCTTGCATACTGTCTAGCATTGGCATCATCTTTGCCTCATCTGCTAATAAGCTACGTAGCTTATCTTCATCATTGTGCAACCATACATTGTGTTCATTGTTCATTTGTTTCTTTCTAATAAAAAAGGAACACTTTTTAGGGTGTTCCTTATTTCACTCAATCGTTAAATTAAGGATTCTGTGCGGCTACCATACTACCATTGACAGCTAGTGTCATTGGTGTAACCCAAACGGGTGCGTCTGGACTTACTGTTGGTGCCAAGCTACTGATGTAACCTTGACCAGCATAGTAGT